CCGAGCCTATCGTAACACACATCGCCGATCAATACCCGTACGCGATTGCCTTCCCCTCCAACGCGGCACCCTCCAGAACAAAGGTCACCACCCCTCGACGACTCACTGGAGATGAAATCGTCACCCCCCACTGAGTCCCACCAGCCGCCGTACTCGGCGTAAACATAAAATGTTCGATGATCGCAAGCCCTGGAGTCCAAGTCTCGCCATCGCCAACTGATGTCAGATCTGCCTTCACACCACGCATGTTTCCCTCGATAAAATCCAATCGAGTTCCAGCTGTCTCAGCAACTTCTGCCATTGCATCCTCCTACTTAATACCCGTACGCCATGGCAATTCCCGCCAACGTCCCAGACTCAATGGCAAACGTGACGACAGCTTGCCTCGTTGCCGGAGCTGACACTGTCGCACCCCACTGTGTCGTTGCCCCAGCCGTCGTTGGAGTAAACACAAAACTCTCGATAATAGACAACCCAGGCGTCCACGTATCCGCATCATCAACGGACGTCAGATCCGCCTTCACGGCCCGCAGATTTCCCACAACAAAGTCACGCCGAGTCCCCGCTGTTTCTGCCGCTGCCGCCATACCAGCATCCCCCTTTCGTCGTCATCGACTGTGTGGTGGCCGGAGGATAACTCGACCCCATCCAACGTCCTGGCCCTCCGGCCACCACACGCAACACCGACTACAATTGACTGATGAAAACAGCCGACCCAGCAGACAGCCCGGTCTGAATCGCAATCGCAGCCGCATTGAAGTGCGACGTATTGCGAATACTCAGAACACCCGTGTTTGCACTCGGGCCAAGACCCGCGCCAGCCGCATCCGCCGTCACCACCCGACCCGTTGCCGGACCGTAGATGGTCACCCAGCCGAAGTTCAACGCGGCCAGAGTCGTCTCAGCGATGCCGAAGAACATATCCGTCGCGCCGCTGGACGCCTGTACCTGCATCCCCATCAATGCCGCCGTCGTCACGGACGAATCCATCTTCAGAGCTTCACCAGCCGGAATCAAGGCACTCGCCTTCACATACCGCAACACCTTGCCCGCTTCAAACCGCCACACACCAAGCTCTTCCTGTTGCGTGGTATCATTGGCAGTGATTTTTGTTTTGAACGGCCCAGTATTCAAATACGGCCCACTCACGGCAATCCTTTCGCGTACTTACAGTACGCCACTAGAGGTGGTTCCCATGGCCGGGTGGGGATTCATTTCTCGCTCTCGGTCGGCCCCTACCACACCCTCTAGCGGAGACCCAACTGAGCCAAGGACAACCCGAGAGGGCTCAGACAGAGTCGGTTCCACTACGTCGCCATGGCCAATTCCACGACGATTCAACTTTTTTACACCCATCAAAATAGATAAAATTTCTTTATCTGTAACCATCGGTACTGTAGTTTTATACCCAGCCCCCAAAGAAATTGCACGACGTCGTGCAATCAACCGAATAAGCAAATCTGCGTGAGCGCGTTTCGTTACAAGATATGGCTGGACCGAGCTAATAAATCGCTCAATTTGCTCCTTGCCCTTAACTTCTAGCCACCACGCTGGCTTACATCTTGGATTTGGCTGCTGATAATATTGCACAAAATACTTTACCCCGATCGTATCCAAAATTGAACTAGTCTCTAAGATCATCGCCTCGTCGGTATTAGACAAAATAAATCTAATCACCAAGCTTGAGTACGCAGATCCCCCTCGACGCGTACGCACACTCTGGCTTAAACGGGCTTGAAAAGAACCTTCCCCGTCAACTATCCCAGCAAGCCAGCCGAGACGACAATCCAGAGACTTCATGTCACCACCCCTATTATTTATTTTACGATAAACCGGTCATGCGACACTGCAACCTTGGAGCTTGAATGACAAGCTGACCTGCAAAAAGGATCTGACCCAGCAATGCATCCTGGTTCGTAGGCTTCTGGAATCCAGTAAACTGGAAATCTCGATCCTTATGGATGAGCAGCTTGATAAAGTCCGTATTCAGCTGCCACAAATTCCCTGACGCACAGTGGCTATCCACCACCACCGCAGCGCCATTGAAGTTGATCGCAGAGAACCCAACACGCGCAAGGTCATCAAACCCAGGCCCAGACGGGGTCCGCTGAGAGGGCTGAGACCGCTCCCAGAACCTATCCCAGAGGGCCTGCGTGGTCACGATCAGATCAGGCCGATGGGGCTGAATCGTCGCACTCCCCATCCCGGTATTCACCAACGCCAAAGACAGCGCCCCACCCGTCGTATTCAGATTCCCCTGAACAGCAGTTGCCTGAACCGATCCATCGTTCCGGCTGATCCCGCCGTAGGTCGCCACGTTCGTCCCGCTGTCAATCCCGGCGATCAGACCCTGAATCGCCTTATTGGCGTTCCCAGTACCGTCGAGATACGCATCCGTCCCGAGCAGATCAGCCAGAGTGATCCGGGCCGTCTCCATCTCGGCTTCAACCAGATCAAGAATCTTGGTCCCTGACCCGGAAGTCTTCAGAATTGTCCGCCCATCCACCGTCAGATTGACATAATACTGTGCCCAGTCGAACTGCAATACCGTCTTGGTCGGGCGACGGCTGATATCAAACGTATCCAGACCAGAGTATGACCCTGCATTCAGCTTGTCATACAAGATCGGCTGCCGAATCAGATCTCCCCCATCGAGGATCGCCCGCTCCTTGGACGCCAGTCGGACCCACATCGCATTGCTATTGAAAAACAGATCAATAAGCCCTGGCAGATATGAGTCAACAGCACTGGCTGCCACATCGGCAAGCTGTCGGCTATCAGTAGGAAGCGCCATGTCTCATCATCCTCCTCGCAGGGGCGATCATCCGACGCTATTCGTTAAACAACGACGGACCAAACTTCTTCGCAAGTGCATTCGCCGCCTGCTGTCTCAGTGTTCCAAATCCCGCCTTGTTCCCTAAAGAAATAGGAACCTTATAGACGGGGGCTCCACCAGCCTGCGCGGGAGCCGCCTCGAGCTTTTTATTTGCAACCTCCTGCTCAAAATCCTTCTTCCCCTGCTCGTACGCCGCCTTCTTTGCCGTCTCCAACTGTGACCCAAAAGACGACGCCTGAAGCAGTTGCTCTCCAAGAGCGATCGGGTCCATCTGCCCACCAATCGCTTTCGCCGCTTGCTCCATAACAAGATCCACATTGAACGACGGATCTTGGGCCTTCCGCTCCAACGCCTTCCTCAAGAGCGACAGATGATTCGTCAAGTACGTCTGGTACCACTGTTCCTTATTCGCCAACGTTGTGTTCATCGCCTGAGCAAACTGATTTAGCGTCTGATTCAAATTCTGAGCAAACTCCTGTCCCATCATCTGACGAAACTTCCCAAACTGTTCCGCCACCGGGAGCCCTTCATACTCTTCAAATGTATTCCGCGTCTGTTGGGTCGGCTGCTCCGTCGCCTGCCGAACCTGCTGCCGACCCTGTCCAGTAAGCTTCGCCCGCAACACCGCCTCAACATCATCACCCCAGAGGGGCTGTACCGTCTGCCACCACTCGTTCCACCGCTGTGCCTGTGTCTGAGCTTCGTCATACTTCTTTTGCAAATCCCCGTGCTGCTGCGTCCACTTCCCATGTTCAGACTGAAGGGACTCATACGCTTTCCCAAGATCGTCAACTGAACCGTACTCTTTCCCGCCAAACTTCAGCGGCTGACCTGACGGCGCACCTGCACCGTTCGACACCGATGTTCCCGTCGATGCCGCCGCTGTCCCTGTTCCACCAACTCCGGTAACCGATTCATCCGCCATGATATTCCTGTCTCCCTCAGAAGTTCCCGTTACGGTCCCCAGTTCCCTGGGCATAACGAGTTCTGGTTCGATATATTACATTCCTGGCATCATTCCCGGGGGCATCCCCGGAGGCATCCCGCCGCCAGCCGACGGGCCACCCATCATCGAACCACCACCGGCCCCTGGAGGCTGTGAGGCACCCGGTCCGCCGGGTGGTCCCTCGAGCAGCACACGCAGAGCCTCGCTCGCAATCATTCCAACGCGAGGGTCCGATTTTGATACTTCCCGAAGCAATTGCACAATCTGTGACATTTTCTCCTGAGTCGTATCTGGCGGTGGTGACTTCTGTCCAAGCATCATCGCCAGCATTGACATCGGCGACGCACTGTCTGGCGTCACCCCCTGAGAAGCCGTCAATCCTGGAACAGGAGGAGCAAATCCCACAGGAGTTTGCGGCATGTTACATTCCTCGTCCAGACTTGAGACCACGCTTACCAATCGAGAACGTCTTCGTTCCAAGAGACTTGTCCGCCTTATACAAAGACTTCGGACTCCCGACAAACCCACCACCAGCCCCACCTGGTGACGCAGATCCCTTGATCACAGACGACTTCCCGCCACCCTTGCTGCCCATCACCGCCTTGACCCCCTCACCCATATATTCCCCCTATTCAGCTAGACACGCCGTTGATAGACCCGTGCTGTCTTCCGATCTCGAGTCGGAGAGAATACACGAGCCGCGCGCTTCGGCCCCAATGACCGAGCATCTCCACAATCCCGATGACCTTCCATGTCCGTATAGTCACCAGACGAATCACGAATCCCTTGTGCCTTCTCGGTCGATTCGCGCGCTGGCCCCATTGAAGACATCGCCTTCATGACATTTTCCTTGAACCAGTAGGCAACTTTGGCGTCATCTTCTTTTTATTCGCCGTAGCGTAAAAATTACTTTTGCCCTTCTTCGACCCGTACCGAGCCACCATTGATCGCATGACTTTATCTCCTCGCCCCTTGAAGTACGCATTAACTGGAATTGTTTTTCTCCATTAGACACAGTTACATCGCCCCTGGAACACTCGGCGGACGCAACTGCCGCACCATCTGATCCGGACTTGGCATCCCCGTCTGCCCTGGCATCCCCACAGGAACACCCTGTTGAGACAATTCATCATTGGAACGATGCGGTTTTGACACAAACTTGCCACTCTTTTCAAGAGCTTCCCTCAATCCCATCCCAGCAAAAAGAAGAACCGCAGCCGGATTCAACTGCTTCGTCTGCGGGTCCATCAGCAGAAGAGACACACGCTGAAATAAATCTAAATCAGATCCACCGTCTGGACCACCTTGCATCAGTCCAGGAACTTGACTACCTGGAGGACCACCAGCTCCGGGCGCTCCACCCATCGGAGGACCTTGCATCACTGGGGGCGTCGCCCCCCTATTCAAAAATCCAGGAACACTTGAAAATGGCGACGGAGCAAGCGGCATATTATCCTCCAACTAATCAATCACACACTTACAACTCGTGGTCAATAGTTGCACCATAAGACCACCTATTTATTTTTAACGCCGCCCACTTTTTCCTTTCGGCGGAGGCGGTTGAGGCAACTTTGCTAGTTCTTCCAACCCCTCCTGAATCAGCTCATCCGGGTCTCCAAGATCTGCTTCGCCAAGAATTCGACGCACGCTTGGAGCCACCCCAGTCGCTGCTCGCAACTGAAGAGCTGCCATCACACGCTGAATGCGTGTACTCGCAAGAGAACTTCCAGGCGTCACCAAAAACTTAAAATCACGATACATCCGAGACCGCTCCTCCGCTGGACGCGCATTCCCCTCGTCATCCTGAAGCAACTTTTGCCGTTCAAACGTATACGAAACCCACTCGTGACTTGGGCCTTGCTGAAAGAGAATACGATCTGATGTATAATATTGAAAAATACGAGAAATAATCTTCTGCCCGACACGCCCCAACAACGATTCAAACCGACGAGCAACAGAACGAATCAGCACCTGACGAGAACTCTGCAATCCCTCTAACCCGGCTCCAGGTCCTGATTCTCCACGAGACCCAGACGGGTCCATATTCCCGGTCAACAAATCGCACAACTGCATGAGAGATTGAATCGCCGTTGGAGTCCCAGGATCAGCAGGAATCGGAGCTTGATATTCAAACTGACGATTAGGCTTTTTCCGTACAATCAGTCCAGCATCATTGTCAAGTTTATCCCACTGATCTGGATCGAGTGCATCTGCATCGGCGATCACACGGAAGTTACTTCCAAGCAACAGATTTTTAATCCACGAATCTCCCATCCGATTGATTGCTTCTTGAAGCCTCTTCAGATCTTGAACCTCACCAATTCCCCATGGATGATCAAAATCAACATCCCACTCAAACATATCAATAGGCCATTCGCCATCCCAGTTTTTATTTGCTTCATCCACAAGAATCAAATTACCAGCTCGTGTGACATGTCGCCCACCAGGAAACAGAAGATCACCCTCCGTGTTTATTTGTGGATCATTAATCCAGTAATCCCGCAATTCTGCCCGTGGAATCGGCCCTGATTTTCTCGACGCTCCAGGGTGATACGGACGAGGCAACATTGCAAGTGCCGCCGAGATCAACGACGTTTTATTCTTCTCAACATAGGAACTCAATCGCTCGTCCGGTTGTACCAACGCACCACGCCCCGGAAATCGTTTTCTGATTTCAGCCAACGATGTCGGTGTATCAATTCGAAGATATTGTGCATGTCGTAAATCCGCCCCAGAGGATACACCCGGGTCAATTTGAACACGACGAGGGTCAATAAACGAAAGAACAATATCATCCTGAATCGGATCGTACATTGTCGAAATAAACCCAGGACCGATCGTCATCGCAAATAAACACATTCGATAGAACACATCGTCCGTTTCATTCCGATCAAAAATAGCACGTGTTGCGTTGTACAGCACCGATGCCGCTTTTGTCAATTCTAGCTTCTGTGCGCTGATACGAATTTGCGGCTTCATCTCAGTCACCGCACTGATTTTTCGTTTCACTTGATTCTTGATAATATTAACCAAGAAGTATGGAGCCCGTTTAATCTTCCACTGATCCCCCTGCACCTGCCGAATATTCTCCTCCCATGGGCGAGCGATCTCCCGCTTCGCAGACTCGGATTCGCTATCCAACGCATCCAGAAACCGAATCAGCGTCAGCTCTTCGCCCTTCGGAGGAAGACTTGCCATTAGACCCCTTTCGCAGCACCAAGCCCAGTCGGGCAATCAGACGTATGTCCAAACGCCGCCAGCTTGTTAAAGTGGCACGGAGCACAACAATACTTTGCCTGTGCGAATCGTGATCTAAACATCCCGCCACATGTCCCGCACGGACGTTCCTCATTCGGTTTCTTCCCCGCTTCCCATGCCGCCAGCAAAAACGGAGAAAAGAGCTCCGACCGATCGGACACAATCATGACATATCCAAGAAACATTTGCCATAATGGCACTTGCATAGCCTCTTTCGCTTCACGAATCAGCATCTGCGTGTCTTCTGGAAGATACGGAATAAGAATTTCAGCCGCCTTCTCAGGGTCATCCTCCATCACAAAAACAGAACCAGGCTCGTTAGGCAGAAAATCCATTTCCACATTCGGAGGAACATTCAATTCCAACGTAGGTGGTCCCTGTTCCACAGTTGCACCAGATCCAAATCGACGACCAATCTTCGGCACTGCCATACATTCCCCTTTCATTCCCAAGGTTCATCTTCTCGCCCACCAACCATCCTACGGAATGTTCTATCACATTCCCAAGGTTCAGGCTCCCGCTTCTCTGCCCCACCAGATACGGTATCGCGTGACACTAACTTCTGAAGCCCATAATATTTCTCAAAACATTCATCATCTGATGTCAAAAGAGCAATCATCCACGCAATCGCTCGATCATCATGATGTCCAGCAACAGCCCCCCATTCGTTCGGACCCTTCTGCACGAACATTTCCAATTCACGCAGGAGTGATTCACTGGCGATGTGGACCCGGCCATTCACCATCTCATGAGATGCAAACCCAACGAGCCACGGCTTCGATTTAGAATTCGTCTCCCAGCCCGTTTTTCGAGAATAGCGAGGCACCACCTCATCCCTATACCTCCAGACGTAATTATTTGAATAGCCCATCTTACTTAGTTGTTGATTTGTCCCACCGCCAATCCCATTTGTTTCAACTGCAATCTGTGCAGTGTTATAATATTTCCCTAACCAGTACAACACGTTTGCGAGTTCAAACGGATCAACAGCCCGTGATGTCCACTCAGCCACCTGCTTATTCGATCCCCGCTGCAACACGCACGCGACCGACGAATCCAAATCCTCTTCCATCGAATCATCTCGACCTTGGCCCATCGCCACATCTATGCCAATGTCATATGCCTTCCCCTGTTCTGGCTCATCCCAGATCCACAGTTTACCTTGTGGCGCATCAAGAATCCGTGGACCCGAATGCACCTCAGCCATTCGCATCGGGGGACGCACTCCATGCCGAAGCTCCCGCAACGATTTCGCAGGAAATACCTGTGCCCCAGGGGTCACCCACGCATCTTCAACCGTATTATGCGTAAGAATTCCATTGGTATCATGAAGATGGTCAGGAGCAACACGAAAATCGTACACATCCACACACCCGGCCGATGTAACAGACTTTACTCGATCGCTTAACACATGACGTAAACGAACCTTTCCAGAAGGATATGCACGACGCCCATTTTGTTTACGTGCCGAAACAAATCCGATCTTCTCGTGAAATAAAGTTGCTTCAGACGCCGATAAATAAAGCATCGTTTTATACCCAAGAGACCCATCAATATACGGACGGCTCTGTCTTTCTCGTCGCAACCGCCCCTTAATTCCAAACGCAAGCAATAATAATTGAATATCACGACAGAACTGCTCCCCCTTTGAACAAAAAACAACTTTCGCCTGACGATTTCCAGCGTAACCGTCACTTTCAAACAAAGCGGATAAAAATCTGCGAACACAGGGCTGCGGACTCCGAAAGATAGCCTCCGGAACACGAACCACTCGATGCCACAAACCCTTCCCAGAATACTGTTCGGCGATTTCAAATTGAGATAACAGGTGTATCCAATCGCGTGTAAACGATCGTACGCCAATAGCCCCCTGCAACCGATGTCGTCGTGTAATTGATGGTCGAGTACCCCGCGACGTTAAATAACCAGATGCAACAATACCAACCACACGTTCTATATCTTCAACCACATCCATATCTCGACTATCAGAAGCAATCTCGACACAGTGCCCATCAAAACTTCCATCTCCCAGATAATACCCAAGAAATGCAGATAATTCTTCTGTTACCAACACGCTACTCTGTACACCAGGAGAAGAAATCCAACGATGAACAAACATAGATTCAGACAAGCGAGGGGGTTCTAACGTAAGAACCATATCTTCCAACAGATCTTTTGCTTCAATAAACGCATCACCAACAACAAATGGATGATTGGGAGTACATTGAACACGATACCCATCTTTAGTTTCCACAAGAACAGTCTCATGTACCCCTTGTGGCAACCACTCCTTTACTACACGAGACCCAGAAAGTTCTGAAACTCCTTGTGCTTGATCAATCCGAATCAAGCCAAGATTCGTTCCGACTCGAGTATCTCCGGACACACACAAAGGAAAACTTTGCCGAAACAGATCCCAATCGTTCCCCATTTCACCGAGCTTTTCCCGCATCCATTTGATATGTCCAGGATTCAACCCGAATTCCGCTACGATATGGCGCTCATTCGCTGAAAACTCGATGGACTCACCCACGTTCAATGGCATACAATATTCAGGCTGAAGGAACCATGGGACAAAGGTAAATTCAAACGCGGTATCTCCACGCATGGATGCTTCACAAAAATCTCGATACCACGTCCCTGCCATTTCAGCAGAAGACTCCATGATAATAATCGTCCCAGGAACCCGATGGACTGCCGGGATGACCCCGTCAAGCACAAACGCCGGATCAGGGAACCGGGCACATTCTGACAAATGAGCAACCTGCCAATTCGCACCTATAGCTATGTTTTTCTTGTGGGCAGACTCCACCACAATTCTCGATCGTAACCCTGGATCATGTTTACGCGTTGCCTGGGAGGGATTGGCAAACACCAGTTCCCGTTTGGTAATATACCGACCCACTGGGCGAATATCATCATCCAGATGGTCATAAAATGTCCGTGAAATCTCGAAGAGCGTCCGTGCCCGTTCAGCTTGATCAGCCAGCACCAACGCGTTCACATGAGGCCAAAGCATTGTCCGCCATGCAACCAACGATTCGGCCAACGTGCTGGCCCCAACCTGGCGAGCTTTCAACCAAACACATCGCGCAAACCCTCGAGCTTCAAATTGGCGCTCAATAGATTCAAGAAGTGGGATTTGGCACGGCCAGAAGTTAAACGGGTTATCCCCAATTCTTAACTGCTCCGATGCGAACGCCCGGAAATCCCGACGGTACCGGACAATCTTCTGTGCCGATTGCTGTGCTTCGCCAAGCACGACCCCCGTATCAACCGTCCGAGTCAAGGTAACCGGTATCTCCGCTTCCGACATTGCCCAGAACAAAACCTTGTATATTGCCCTGTCGCATTCGCTGCAATATCATGTCCGCATACCTCACACACACGCCCGGACCCAGCGAATTTATACCCGCGCGGCACGTCCCTCCCAGGCACACGTTCAACCCGTTCACGTCCCGTCAAACCCAACTGCTGTCGTCTCCGCGCTTCACCCATGTTCGACCTCTTCCTCGTCTTCTAACCAACGCGGAGGCAAAACAACATGTGTCCCGCCTTCCTGCAACCGCGCTTCGGCCGTTGGTCCGAGCTGACGAAACACGGTTTCGAGACGATTCACACGACGCTGCAATTTCACAAAGTTCACTACAGCAAATACAATAAGGTATACATACGATATTATAAAGAGAACCAGTAAAACGTTATTTCCCATGTTCAAAGATCCTTTCCCATCCCGATCTAAATAGTTTTGAAGTAAAACGGATCTGCGAATAACTCTTCCACGTCCGTGACCCTACCTGAGCCTCCCGAGGTCGTACCTGTCCGTACTCTCGGACTTCACGAGCCACATCGTCCTTGTATTCCAAAGCCCGCCGTTCTAGCACACGATCTAAATGGGCAGACTTTGCCATCAGCCCTGCTCCTCGATCCCCGCCACCAATTTCAACACATCGGCCGTCGTCGGACGCCCCCCGCCACGCTTCCGTATCATGGTCTTTCCTTCTCCGAGGATATACTTGGCCAACAATTCAGATACCTTGATTTGATCCTGGGGCTCCGACTTGTCTGACCCCATCATCGTCACCCAAAACTCAGTCAGCATCACACGAAGATCCTCTTTCGTGACCTCCTGCTCCTCTGTCGTCAAACCGGGATCACCTCCACCCCCTGCTTCTGTTCCTTCTCACGTGTATCATCAAACTGTGCCTGACGCACTGCGGCGATTACTTCAGAAAGAAGCACTTCCCAAATATCCTGATGCAAAAGAATCCCCTCCCCGGACGGCTTTCCAAACTTGTACTTCCTCAAATCGAAATAACACCCGCGAGACCATTGAATCTTTGAAAATCTATATTCTGTCTCCCGATGCTGAAAATATAAATTCGGATGCTTAATCCGACAAATGATCTCTTTACATCGCTCAAAGAATTCATAATCCATACGGCCTTTTGGCCACGTACCGCCAGCTGTTCGTTTCTTTGGGTACCGTTTGCCAGGGCTAAACTCAATCGGGGACATCGGCCGTAGCACACGAACCTTCGAATCCAATGCAAACGACCGACGAACCTCCGTCGGTCGCTTAATTTCAAACCCCATTACTTCGACTCCACCTCAGTCCTGCACTCTTTCGGAGACCCACCCAATGCCAGACATGCTGCTTTTAACTCACGCTCGAGTCCAAGACCCCACTGCACCATCGTTTTTAGATCAGGCTCCCAGAGGTTCACACAGCGCCCACGTTGCCCGTTGACCACTTGGCAATCTATGACGTCAGGCTGGACGGTCAACGTCGGTCGTGGGGGAATCTGGGGCCTGTAGGGTGCCATTGAGACGCTAGGTGCAGCACAGGCTGTCAACAGCATTATGCTAAAACACAGAACCACAAGTTTCATACATCCCCCTCCACAATACCAACAACAGCATACTACAGTTCGACGGTCACATCAGGTTCCCATGTTGCCGATCCCCTCCCGTCTTTCCTTGGTCCGTATCTCCGATATTTCACAACCGGAACAATTTTAATCAATGGAGCCCCAAGACTCGCTGGGCTCAAGAGCCGTTGTTCCACATAATTTCCCATGGGAATCTGCCCCTGCTTCGCCCCCTCGACATATGATTTTGAAAACCCGCCACATCCGACCATGTACACCTTCCGATGAACCAGATCAGGAGAACCGAACCCGTGCCACCGTGGCATAATCCGATTCACCGGAGCTGCCGCCTGTTTCGTCATATGTCCAAGAAGAAACACATCAGCATCCCAGTAGGGGAGAAGATTTTCAATCTTATTCAACGGTGCCGACATTTTCATCCCGCCTCCGCACCCGTGATGGACAAAAAGAACAATAGAAAATCGAGATCCGTTACTGCGAAATACGAGACGAATATATGCACAGGTCCCTAAAAACTTCGCATCGAGCATCTGACATAATCGCATGTCGGTCGTATCACCCGTACGCAATTGCGCCCAATGATGCCCATGGCATAACCCAAGCCAACGACCCTTCGTTGGTTTCAAATAATCCTCATATAATTCATGCACAAGTTCAAGTGCCGCGTCATCCACCACATCTTCGGCCGAATTTCCAGTAAATGATGTTTGCCCTTCATAACAGCCCATCCACGTACCTGTGTCAGTCACCGGACACCACACAGTCTCATGAGCCACAATCCTCTCAACAGATCGAGCCCACGCCTGCCCATGCACCCAACGCAATGCGCTTGATCGTGTTCCAGTTCTCGTTATTCCATCAACGTCAATAGACCGGTGCCTAGTGGGCACTCCCAGAAGAGCACAAAGAGCATAAAACAAATCAAGACGAAGTGGGTCCTTCTGAGTAAACTGCCACCCCCCATGATCTGATCCTCGACCTTTAGAAAATTCCCGATGCCCCTCCGCGTGCAACATCGCATCCAGCATCGCCCGACGAGCCTCAACAGACAAACACATCGAAATTCGTGGGATATCACCCTCAACAGATGCCCCAGCTCGTGCGAATAACCCACGAATTTCAGGAGCAGAAAATCCCCATCGAATCCACGTTCCCTTACCAGCCCCATATCCTGTCTGTTCATTCTCTGTTTCTGCAACTTTGAGCCAAGGCAACCGAGCAAGCAACCGACGAATATCCTCCACGTATTTTCTTTTCGTTTGAGATAAGTACGTAGTCCAGCACTCTGGAAATTTCACATGACCATCTGTTAATATCCACCCCAGCAACGCTGCTTCATCAGGAGATAGATCAGCATCTCCACTCTCATCGCACACCCCCGCAGTAACAATTCTATGTATTCCTTGACGAAGAGCGTATGTGGGCATCATACTCTGGTGTCCATCAATATGCTGAACAACCCAGCGATGATTATCTGTAACTCGCCACGACCACCCTCTTGCTTTTACATTGACAACAGGAGCATGCTCCCACGTCACAACTTTACGAAGAGGGGTCCACACAGCCTTCCGCGTTACCAAATCGTACCCCAGAATATCTTCACCTATGAGAAGTTGTGAATAAAATTTCCACCCAAACTTAGTCAAAATTCTTGTATCAACAGATACACAATCGTACAATGCCGCCGCTTTGAATCGCTGTCTATTGCTCGGAGACATAAAATCTGTGTAATCCCCAAGACCAACAAACCACGCACCCAACTTCATACACTTGTCAATATGACGTTTAAGAATATCCCCAGCAGTTGATCCACGCTTTCCTGACCACTGAATATCCCCGATAGGCGCAATCACGATCGGCTGATGATTTCGCCTTGAGGACCACGTAATATTATGAGTGGCCAGTTCCACTTAACTTGGTGACTCCTGTTGATCTGACAGAGCCGTCGCTCCAGCCCCCAGTCCAATTGCTGACGGAGCAAACTGCCACAGAGGCTGACCCTTCGTCAGTATATCCTTCCGCATCTGCGGCGTAATTGGCAGATAGTGAATTTGAGCCATATTTGCACTCCTGGATGCTTGCTCTTTCAAGTAGGTGATTGCCTGTTTAATCTCCTTAAATGCTTCCTGCTTTGTCTTATACGGCCGCTCCAAAAACCGGAACACACGCAATACCGACTGATGATCTAATCCTGTATGCTCTAATTCTTTACGAAAAGTTGTTTCCATTCGTACCACATACCCGGAACGTTGCTCACTCCGTGTCAACGGACGACCTTTTGCTTCCGCATATTGTGGAAATAATGTTGCAATCGCCTTCCCTTCTCGTCCACTGTCAGAAAGCACATAATACGCATCTTCATAACCTGGCAATTGGCCCCGATCAAACATATGGGCTTCCGTTACATTTTTCAGCGCCAACTTCGAAGGGTCTACCATAAATTCTCCAGACGTAGAAATATCACGATCCTGAACCTTCACCCCCCACTTCTTCGCATAATTATTTGCAGTATTCGGCAATATTTCATCGTAGAACCTCCGCATCCCCTTCCCACCCAGCTGAATCTCTTCCCCCTCAAGCAGCCCCACATTTCCAACACCACGAAAGAGCACCCGTGGATTCGTTGCCTCAAGCTTATTGACCCCCTCACCAGCAAGAATCTTCTTTGCCGCGGATGCCCCAACCCACGATGAAAGATCCTTCGGATCTATTCCGCCAAACTCCTGACCTTGTGCGTACAAAGCGTACCCATTTGGCGTCTTCTCCCAACGTAATGTTCCAACTCGTTCGGATAATGATGCATATCGCCTCAACTGCTGATCGCCAGTGGTCCACCCGATGCCATCATACCCACGAGCCACCGCATCATTCAGCATTTTCTTGATTGACAACTCAGGCCATGATTTCTCGAAGGGACCAACAGGAAGCGCCCCGCCAAATTCAGGCCGATATGCCTTTGACAATTGTGCAAGTCGTTCCATTGCGTTCACGTATTGATCGTATAAATTTTTATAAACATCCCCGTATTTTCTGTCCCATTCAGGATCATTAAGAGACAGCCGTGAATATGCGCTTGCATGCTCTACTTCACGCATTTTAGAAAATAGCGTCTTCACATCCTTTCCCAATTTAGTTTTAGCCTCTTCCAATTTAATCTTTTCCTCTGCAACACGTGGCCCAATCTCCCGTGGAATGTATCCCATCCCACCTTCTTCTTTCATTGCTCGTGCCTTCTGATGCCAGTCAGACTGAATCTCTTCGCCAAACAACACCTTCTCCCCAGTGGGAAGCTGCCGATCCGTCGTCCGCATATGAAATACCGTATTCGAAGAATAATGCCCCTCCACATCTTGGAGATAGGGTTGAACAATCTTTGGATATTGCTCCTGAATTTGTTCTTTCCCGATACGCACTGGAATCTCCCGATATGCTTTCCCCCCGGGCAGTTGATAATCGGGATTTTGAAACAATGCACTTGGCAAACTCCTATGTTCAACAACGCGTTCCGGTTCAAAAAGAACAGCACGTTCACCTGTCGCGGATATCGGACCTTCCTGTATGATTCGCGGATGTTCCAATTTTGCCAGCCGGGGCGTTGCCTCCAAGGACGGAGATCGTTCCTGGACATACCTCAGTACATCCGGTTTCATATATTGCTGTTTCGGATCGAGAAACCGTGAGAGTCCAATCCACTCTGCTTCAGCAGGCTTCGCCCCTTGGGCAATTCCGAGCACCTGTTGGCCAGAGGCCCGCTGTGGCATCTTCTCTGTGAGCAACTGTGCTAATTTCGAAAAGAACCCTCCACCTTCCCTTTCGAATATCCCAGGGACTTGCTGCGTCCAAAATGGACGAAAAGACGGCACTGGCATTATCGAATCTCCCGCACCATCAAAATGCTACTCAAATACCGTGGCTCCTGCACACGCATCCCACTCCGTTCAAAATACACATATCCAAAATATTCCAATTCCTCCGGAGTCAGCATCCCGTGTGATCCACGGGTGTTCGCCCACCTGAATTCCCGGCTGTAGGGCCTCTGGACGCCTCCAGGTACGGACTTCTCCGCCTGGGCAATGCCCGGATACCCCTCGATCATGTTAGGACCCACGCTGAGACCCTCGGCGGGACATGAGATTCAATTCTCGAGCAAATGAGGCCAGACGCTCTGGATGCTGTGACTGTGTTTTCCACGCTGAAAGATAGAGCAGCGGATCGTTCATCGCCTCCCGGAGCATCTGACGGGACTGATATTCGGTCATCATTTCGGACAAGGCCCGCCAGATCGGTTCCTGCGGGCGATACATCCCGTACATCTGTTGCAGATCAGGGAACTCTGTCACCGCATGTTGAATTTGTTCCAATGATTGGTCCATGGGCATCCCAGCGTTCACCACTTGCTGTGGGGACATCGACCCTGGAATCCCCGAGGGGAACCGTTGCGTCGCCAAATCGGCATGTCGCCCTTCGTGTAATAACGTCCCAGACGCTTCTAAATCATCCTGAGACAACCGACGCATTGACGGGCGATCCAACCCCAGATGGAGTGATCTCCCTTTCGTGGCAATATCCGGACGAGAGAGGCGCATGAGATCCATGGCCTCATATTCACTGGGACGAAGCTTTTTCATCGGGAGGGATTCAACCGTTCCCATAAACCCTCGAGCACTGAATTCAGGGGCTTGCGGGCGGAGGAACACTGGCGTCGCAGCCTGTTCAATCCGCCCCGCCATCTCCGGAGCAAGATTGAACAGTTTTCGCTTGAGGAGCGCCCCTCCGCGACCGACTGGAATGAGCGCGGCAAGGACGGCAGGAACGAGAAGGGCAGCCAACTGAGCAAGGGGATCAGTCTGTTGTCGTGGGGCCGGAGCCTCACCCTGCTGATCCCCCTGGTCAAATTGAGCCATGCTAAAACATACTCAAGAGGCAGTCTACCACAGAGCAAACATCACGACTCCCACTTGATGGGACCACGCGTATGCTGGCCCGGATGGCCCTGAGCCCGCTGGCACTGATACTCAATCGCCGTTTTTCCCTCTGCTCGTTCTACCGTCGATGCCTGACACCGCGTTTCCTTTCGAGGTCGAGTCATGTTGTCACCTCCTTTTAGAAATATTTGATTGATCCATCACTGAGAAGATACGTTCCTGATGCGGCATTTTGAAGCTGTCCCAAAGACCAGTTCACCTGCCCTTGACCCTGGGGTGTTGCTGTTCCCAATCCAGTGAATGACCCGATAATGCTCCCCCCGACATTTGATGTTGAGAACGTGCCGAGCGAATGACTAGAACCGTAACGAATATTCAATCCGAGCGTCTCCAGTTTTTGTGGAGTAATCGGACTAATCTGATCTGCTTTCTTGTTTTTCTCATGGCGTTCTTTGATCTTGTCAAGGTGTCCTGCACGTAAATCATCCAGATCCCGCTTGATCAGTTGGGCTGTTTCCACCGCCTCTTTCCGTGTTTTTTCTGCTTTATGCAACGCTTCCAGAGCCTGTTTCACCAATACTTTTACTTCATCCACCCGATCTTTCTTCAGAGCTTTGACGGCTTCTCGATAGGCTTCCTGATTGTCCTTCGCTGACATTTCCATCTTCGCCCCTTTCCCACGCATTATGGGAGGCGTGGACTTCGATTTATGTGGTCAGGGTAGGAGGCTTTGATCCTCCGACCCCCGCGCCCCAGACGCGGTGCGCTCCCAGGCTGCGCCATACCCTGATCCAACATGGGCCTATAGAAACACATGAAAACGAATAAGTCAAGGAATTTTTCCACGGGATCTACAGGGCAATAATACAGTTAAATACCGCCTCGATCCAACGTACCAATATCCAGCACGGCATGCAACAATTCATGCCAGTAGACTTCCCACTGTCGTTGTTTTGTCAAGCTCTTGTCGATGTAAATCGTTCGTTCTGTATCTACCCACGCACCAGCAGAAGCTCTGCGTATATGCTTATACATGTAGTTTCTACTTGAGTTCTTACTTGCTGTAGCCCAAAGGGCTACATGGTTGTTGCCTATAACAACTCTGTTTCTGTTTATACTTGTTGGGGCCCGTAGGGCCCCTGCATGTTGTTTTTGCTTGCTGTTGTTCAGAAGACGAGCTTTGCTCTTGCTTCTTTGAAGAGCTTTTGATTCGTTTGTAATACTTGCTAATTCCGTGGGTGTTACAAGCTTTACGTGTAGTACATAGCCTCTGCCTATGTTCTTTCTCTTGGGAAGCTTATGGTATTTCATATGTGTTTTGCTCCTGTTCTTGCTTTGTTTTAGATTCTAGTTCTTGTATATAATATGTATGTATATTGCCTTGCCCTACTTGTATTCTACTGTTTTGCTGCTGTAGATATTCATATACTTGTATACGAGCTCTATCCCCCGGGCAATATTTCATCTCAATGACCTGTTCAAGACTTTGATTTGGTACTACTCGACCCTCAATCGGCGTGGTGAAGAGGGCAAAGGCCGTGCACACCAGCCAGGCAGCACCCCCGAATATGCCACTGTGCGGCCCACAAATGCCCCAGGATCGACGTTTCCACCCCATCCCGCTATCTCCCTATTGCCAGCCTGTCGATCGTTGATCCTGGAGGCTCCTGGAGATTATCCCGATCTCCCAAGGATGAACCCAATATACCAGCAGATTCCACCGGCAATCAAAATTATGGCAGCCATGCCTTGGAAGGTGCAGAGCATAGCTCGTACATACGCGCGTTGTTATTACGAGTCAATAGTGGCAGTTCTTACGGTTGTATCCTGCGCTGAATATTCATGGGGGCAACGGCCATGGAGATGTCGTGGTCCAGTATCTTTGGCCTTATGGCAGTTAAAACATAGGATCTGGAATCCATCTGGATATTGATGTTGCTTGAGCCAGCGTCCAATATGTTGGCGGACCATCCAAGATGTTCGACGGTGTTCCCCACCCCCACCTTTGATATGGTCAAACGTTAAAAATACAGGTTCTGTTTCGCCACAGCAAACGCATTGTCCACCATAGATTTGAAGTGTTTCAAGTTTTATTGTCCAATCCGTGGATGGTTTTCCTCCTTGACGTTTATATCGTGCCTCGTTTTGTGCATCACATAGTCGGCAATAGGCTCGAAATCCAGCTGAAGAAAGTCCACGTTTCCAATTTTCTATTGTGAGGGCTAAATATCTATTGCATTTTGGACATGTTTTCATATCGCCGGGGAGTAGTCCTCGTTGTGTGTACACTCTCGGGACCATGGTTCTTCCTCCTGCTTGGTAGTCTATCACAATGTTCCCTCAGGTGACTCCTCTCTCCTCATGGTGTGAATAGTTCAATATCGCCCTGGGGAGCAACCCAGGGGAGAAGCCTTAAAGCTTTAGAAGCTTAAAAGCTTATAAGCTCTAGAAGCTTTAGAAACCATGTTTTGTTTCCAGGAAAAGCTTCTATAGTATATCTGGAAACAAAACATAGAAGCTTTACTGCTTAAAGCTTATAAGCCTTAGAAGCATATAAACAGTATAAACAGTAGTTGTTATATACTTATATGCTTGATTGTGTAATACGCGAATACTATACAGGGTTAACAGTGCAAATAACGCACAGGGGTACATGTAAGTAAGAAAACCATACTTATATATATACTATTAGTATATGTATATACATATATACATGCAAGGATGAATGGACAACAAAAAACCCGCCAGACTTCGGCGGGTTCCTTGTTACGGAATGCAGGACGATATGAGTTAGAACGTGAGAATCAGAACAACAAAACTACTTCGCGGCACTCAAAGCCTGCTTGCGCTCGTTGGCCGCGATCATGGCCCGCTTGCGAGCCATCTGATACAACTGCTCGATTTGCCCATCCGTCAACGCGCCAAGCAGCGCGTTCAAGACTTCATCTCCGATATCAGCATCCCCGAGCTTGCCCTCTCGGATCACCTGATTGACCCACTTCCCGTCCGCGTTCTTAACGGCCATACTGATTGACGGGCCCACCGCCCCAACGAGCGCGGCAGTCTGGCCGCGCTTCGCGCTTGCCAGCTTCTTCTTGTTTTCCTTCGCCCATCGCTGGGCACCCCGCCGGATGATCTCCAGTGCCGGACGGATACGGGCGTCAGATGGCTTCTTCGCACCGAGCAGAGCAGCCACAAACGTGTTGCCGGCCGATGCCATATTGCCGCCCCACTTCACGCCAAGCTCGGTTGCCAGGTTGACAACAGTCTCGCTGGCAATGGCGTTCTGCAAGTGAAACGCAAACTCGCCGTGCTTGACGTAGAACGTAGACACTGCCCGATCCCGTGCCGCGACAAATTCGAGGCCACACGCCACAGCATCCTTCACAACTGCCGCCGTGAACTTCCGCGCCTTCAAGAGAAACGCATCGGAAACGGCAGCGGCTACTTCGAGTAGCTTTACCTTTGGCATTGACAAACCCCTTGTGTTGGTTTGTCCTGCATCCCATATTCAGTTTTCAAGTGCGACCACTTCAGGACGTGAATCCCTTATCTACCTCTATCATACCACGTCAATACTGAAAGTCAAGTGCTTTCTTTTCTTCAATTCATACAGGCATGAATGCCAGGCTCGACTCTCGCCCGCGTATCCTCGCCCGATCATGTTCCTATTTTACCACGCAATATGCCTGATTGCGCCCGTATGTGAAACCTGACTATGCAAAATGGCCATCTTCGGGGATCGGTAGTGCCATGCCTGTGTACCGCGTGCTCTTGGCTCAGGCTGAACGATCGGCATGGACAGGCTATCTCACTATGTCTTGGGGTGGGATCGTCTCGCTCAGTGCCACTGTGGCCCGTATACAGGCTAATTCATGCGTGGGTAGCGTGCTCTTGTCACAACGGGTTTAGAGACCATGATAAACTGTGTACAAAATAACACTTGACTTACACACTATTCGTGGTATAATATAAGTAGGAGCATATATGCGGTTGGATGAAGGAACCAGATGAATCCTTCGGGATCGGGTCCTCTCCACGGATGATGCTCCAAGATTGAATTCATGCTGGTGTGAATGCAATCGCTCTGGTGGGCCCCGGGCCCGTCGCCCAGATTGTGGCGACCCGATCACGCTCTCGGGAGAGAGAGTCAGGATGAACCGGACAAGCACGACGTCCGGAACGGAAGGCACCTGACGTGGGAATCGGGCAGAGACAAGACCGGAGCTGGGGCACCACGTAGCGACTGGTGTTCTGGAACATGCTCTGGAGCCTGCGTTAATCTGCGGGGCTGAGTGCCGTGATTCGCTTCACGACACACGCAGATAGTCGCTCCGCCGGGTATGACAACCGACAGCGGAGCGTGGTCCCAGGTGCCATATCACCGTAGATCGTACACGTACGGCGCACGGGGTGGCGTGAAAATACCAACTCCCATTCCCTTCCCACTCAAGGCTGGTCAGTTCAACAGCCGAGGGATGATCCTTCCGCTGACTCTCGGTGGTCAGTCGCTTCGCATCCGAGGAATGGATCAGGTATAAATACAATGGAAGTCGCCGATATTGTTATCATAATAACTCCGGCGATGGTCAGCAAATCAATAGATTAAATACCTGATGATTGATGCTGCCTGGGTGCGCGATTCTCTGGCGCACGTATCTCGTCAATACATGAGTGAATGATCACCATGCTCACAGAGGACATGTCACTCCTGCTCACGACCCACATGACCGACTGCATTCCCAGTGCGGCTTACGCTGAACACCCGCACTCTATTGCAGCGGAATCCACATAATCCCCATGCCTTCGGGCGGGGATACCCACGGAACGGGTACGGATTGGGGATGTGCATTGACATGAGTCGGTGCAAACAACAGGCGGCAGGTTGCTTTCAAAGGACCTGCCGCCTTTTTGCTATTCATCCACAGATGAATCAAAACAGGAGACTATCCCATGGCACGAATCATCCGAGCCATCCGCAGCTGGTTCAGCTCATACGACGCCTCCGCCGTCTGGAACGACTGGAACACGGTCAAGGGACACGCAATGAAACGCGAGTGCTCCCGTCGCCTGCGCCAGCTGGAACGCGGGGTCATTCAGAAATTCTGATGAAATCCACACGACGAACGCCTGAACCGGGCAATGTTTGGGTTCTCACTTGTGCACAGTGTGGACATCGTCTTTACGCTCATGAAACAAGCACAGGTTGCACACAATGTGCGTGTGACGGATTCAGGAATCCTGACAACGATGGAGTTGAGCCATGAACAGCCCGCTCGTTGGCATCGGTGTTGTTCTTGTCGGATGCACAATCTTTTATGCGCTCCTCGGCATGCTGATTCAATGGGGGACCGGATGAAAGGAGAAACGAATGCCTGATCGGGATGGGTATCCGACCGAAGAGGAATTGACGCGCATCCGTGAGTGGCCCATGGATGATCCACGCGGATGGCTCGCCTACATCAAGACCTGCTGGTGGGCCGCAGATTGGGGGTGGTCAGAACAGCATACGTGGCCCGACCCTGGACCTGGATCGGTCACCGAGTATCACATCTCAACGGCGGGGTG